CTTATAAACACATACCGTTTCTCCACTATCAAATCCTAGTAAATGTACTTCAGGATTGGTCATATATGTTATAGGATTACCATATGTATTGGTTTCAGAGTCATGCATTAGTTTCTGCCAATCAGCAAATTTTTTCAATATTTTTCCGTTTTTATCAACATTGAAGGTGACAACCCAATCATTATATGTTTGTCTTCCTGACATTTTATAGTTATGTCCCATCCAAGATGATGAAACCTCTTCAAAACTGGAATCGGGTAGTTGTGTAGCGCGTACCATGAAATCTATACCATCTACACCGCCTTTGGTGGTTAGTATTCCCATTGTAGAAGCTGCACCCATCAATCCACTTCCTAACCCTCCGGTAATACTATCCAATCCACCAGCTATTAACCCTTGGACCCCTGCTTGTAGAGAGTTTCCAAGATTAGGGAATACCATGTTCACATAGAAGTTATACTGTTTTGCGCTACCTGTAAACGCAGCTTTATAAGAGTTAATATCCATTTGAACTTTCATAAGCCAATATACCCCAATAAAGTATTTACACCCTGTTTCACCAGATTAGATGTACCTGATGATACTGATGGAACAAACCGATGATAATTATAACTGAATACAACATCTACAGTTGCTATCTCATTAGAGTTGTAATCCAGAATAACGTTTCCAATATGTTTAGGCCAAGCACCGTAAATATCATAGGAACAGGTAGTATTGCCTTGATAATCTACCAAAAAGACCGTTTGTTTGTCGGCTCTCATTTCTCTACCGACGTTAAGTTTGGTATTTCCAAAATCACCTGTTCCATCAATACTGTGTATTTTGTTCTGCCAGTTGTGTAGCTCGTTTAATAATTCACCTTTACTATCCAGATTGAATGTTACCGTCCAGTCACCATATACACGGTCCCCTGGCATCTTATAGTTAAAGTGTTGCATCGGTATTGTCTTTTCAGATATTTCTGATGTTGGTAAGCTGGAAGCTTTAACCAGATAGGGCCAATAGTCTTTAGCAGCACCAAGTCCGTATGTGGCGGCAAATGCTGCAACAATACTAGAGAGACCCGACTTGCTCGTTCCACCACCACCACCCATTTGCAGCAACACGAAGAACAGGTATTGGCGGTGACCACCAGTGAACCTTGTCCTATATGATTCTATGTCCATCATAAACTTTGCCATACTATGTTGCTCCTATAAAACGAAAAAAGGGACCTAAAGGGATTTTTATGTCCCTTTAGACCCCTCAGGATCCGTTGGGGGATCGGAATCCCCCAAGTGGGTGGTGTAACTATTATCTGTTTATTGTTTGTTATTTTTAATCATTACCACCATCATATGTGGGATCATCATGGTTGGATTTTCTTTTTTCCTTGCTTTTTGTCCAATTTTTTAACCATTTTTCCCATTTTTCCTCGGCTCGTTTTTTCTCAGCTCGTATATGTTTTTCTTTCATATCATCAATTTTACCTGAAAGTTGTTTCATCAACTTCTTGATGATATTATCATGTTCACCCTTTTTTCGTTTATATTCTTCACGTTCTTTACTTGGTTTCCCTGTAGCTGATTCACCGAGATACTTACTTATTATTTCTCCAATTTTCATCTAACACACCTTATGCGAATGTCGTTGTAGCACCATAATTGGTCTGGTTAATCACATGATACAAATAGGTAAATGATACGTCAAACTGCACGACATCACTGGAACTATAATCCAAACTAGCGGCTGCGATGTTCTTTGGCCATGCACCGATAAGCTTATACTTCAGGATTGGGACGGAGTTCAAGTCCAGTAGTTCTATTTGCTGGTCAGCAAAATAGACTGAAGGTGCTGAATAGATGTTAGTTGTTGGGTCGTGAATCAGAGCCGCCCAGTTATGGAACATCTGTTGAATAGCTGCGTCCCGGTCAACATTGAAAGTCACCTGCCAGTCACTATAGCTATATTTACCAGCCATCTTGAAGTCGAATCCTTGCCAGTTGGTCATGATTTCTTCTGATGTGGTGTCTGGAAGGTTGGTTGCCCTTACCAGGTATGTTGCCTTCTCAACATCACCACCTATTGCGGTGGGGAAGTTGGGTTTGTAGTAAAACAAATACTGACGAGCTCCTCCCTGGAAGTTAGCTCTATAACTATCTATATCGAACCTTGGCATATTTATACCCTCCTATTGTTATACTAAGTTGTTTGTGGTTGATTGGCCACCAGTAAGCTCGGTAAAGCTTGCTCCAGTCTTTGTTGCGATAAAATTTAGAACGATATATTCTGCTGCTCTGGTTGGTTTCACATAGATGTCCATCCAAAGTTCGTTCCTGTCAACCCTTTCAGCGGTGTTGTTTGTGGAATCACAAACCACCATGTAGTCATAGATACCTCTACGTGAGCGAACATCTCTCAGGAAGGGGTCCACCATGTTGACCATCAACAATCTTGTAAGATCATCATTGGGTTCAAACAAGAAGTATTTGGCTGCGGTGGAAATGGCTTTCTCAAGGACCAAGAACAATCTACGGACATTGATGCGGTTGAACGCAGATTCTTTATCCAGTAGTGTTTTCTGACCCCAAACGGACTTACCCTGTCCAGCGAAGCTTACGATTGGGTTGATACCGTTCTTATACAGAATGTCCCTGTCACTTTTTGTTGGGTTCCAAGCTAGCTTCCTGATGTTGCCAAGAAGGGCTCTGTTCAGACCTGCAGGTGCGAACCAAGGATCACTTACGTCATCCGTATTGGCATAGACACCAGCGACATAACCGGAGGCTGGAATCCATCTGTAACGACCATTCCATTTATCATACACTTCAATCCAGTTACCATATAGTGATGCGTAGCTGGTGTTCTCATTCAAGGTGTCCCGTCTGTATACACGGAGAGCTTCGGTTTCTCCACCTTTGTTATTGATAACGTCAGTAGAGATACAATCCAGAATGGCCATACTGTCTTTACGGGTTTCTGCGATGCTTACCAGGTAAGACTTTACGGTTGTTGATTTGTTGGAGTCAATGAAGATATTGACATCTATTTCATCAGGGTTGGCATACAGATCAAAGTCCAGTTCAATCTGACCGTCTGTAACCGTATCACCATTATCATCCTGACCACCAGCGAATGTCTGCCATGCTGATGTTGCGATGTTTATGGCCTGGTCAAGCGCGTTTTCGTTCATGGAGATTCTAATGTAGTTAGATGCTTCATTGATAATCATTTCTGCATACTTTTTCTGACCTTGGTCGTCTACCCTGTTCTGGTCTGTTGAAACATTCCAGACTTCTACGGTCTTCCAGTTTGCTTCCTTGACTTCATCACCCTGGCTTATAACCTGGACAACAATAAGGAAGTCTCTGGTGTCCAATAGAGGGCTATCAACACCATGAAGGACTGAATAAGTATCCCAGGATCTGTTACCACCAGAAGCGATAGCGTTGTATGTTGAGTAATCAGCACAAGCTACTCTGATGTTGTTTCCCCAAGCGCCTCTTGAAGCAGCGATTAGATAGAAAGGATAGATGCCTGATACCGTGATTTCGTTTCCGAACTCATTAGGATCTTCACTATCAAAGTCGGTTAGTTTGTAGGCGTTTCCGGTTGTATAGGCTGTGAATGAATAAGCAGCACCACCAGATGCAGCCATGGTTCCTGCGAAGGTAGCTGATGTTGGCATCGTTCTGGTGCAATACAGAGCAGAACCATATCTTAGGAATCCAGCAGCGGAAAGAATATCCTGATAGCAGGAAGCATCCGTGGTGGGTTTTCCGAAAATATCAATCAAGCCGTTAGTGCTTGTTATCAACTGTTTCTTTCTTTCGGGTCCCTTGTAGGTATTTCGTAATACGGTAACAGCAATAGAGGTCGCCACCGCCGGAATCGTGGTGGTAAGATCAATCTCATTTACGTCTACCAGTGGGCTAAGGTAAAAAGCCATATGTTTATCCTCCTGATTATGGTTCTCATTGTTATTTAGTATTATTTATATTCATTTGTAACTTTTGTTCCAAAATATTTTCATTACAGCTCAATCACTTCAAGCCTATCAAAAACCAAGGTGGCACTACATTCTACTTGTGCTTCACCTTCTCTTTGTGATAGGGTGACAACCCCAAGGTTCTGTATCCAAGTATTTTTTAGTATGACTTTCATTACGGTATTTTGAAAGTTGTCGGTTATCTTCAGAGAGCAGTCCACCTGATAGTCGGCCGGTCTAGCACTGGGCTGGTCATAGTTATTAGCAACAGAGTTTATCCAGTTATACAACAACATCCAGTTCTTATATTCAGAGTCAACAAGGAACTGTATCTCCCAGGTATCATAGGTCAGCCCACCAGAATGGAACAACATCTTGTTACCCTGCCATTTGGATTCAGTTTGGTCTAGGCTTAGACCTGGTATGACGGTTCCATAGATGTTGAGAACCAGCTCCTTGGATGCTTCTATGGATGTCTCACTAGGAATCAGTGGGATAGCAAGCTGGTAGTTCGTACTGGTCGTTTTGTTTAGGTTAGTCACGCATTATATCCCCAATATCTTTCCAATATTTACAACGCAAGGCTCCATCAGTCTCAACTTCACCACGCGGTTTTACATCACACGCTTCTCTTACTTCTGGACTGGTGCAAACTAATACTTTTGAACGATGGCCGACATGATAGCAACTACCACAACATTTTACATATTCTATATCCAACTTTGTGCGCCAGAATGGTCCTGTAAGATTAACTTTATCTTTAGAT